CGATTCTAGATAAAAAACAACTTGATGATGAAAAAAATATCGAAGCAAGAAAAGCAGCTCAATGGCAATTAGTAGATGCTATTCAAGGATCTCTACAAGCAATAGGCTCATTATTTGCTCAAGGCAGTAAAGAAGCTAAAGCGTTTGCATTAGTAGACATTGCGATTGGAACGGCAAAAGGATTTATTCAAGGCTTAGACATTGCTCAAAAAACTGCATTGGCAGCTGGGCCGGGATCTGGACTAGCATTTCCAATCTTTTTAGCGCAACAAGTAGGCGCAGTTTTAGGAGCTGCATCAAGAGCCAAAGCAATTTTAAACTCTGGTAGCTCATCAAGCTCAGGTGGTGGTATCTCTGTTACAAATTGTTTTTTTCATTACCATTTGTTTGAATTGCATCAATCTCTTCTTTCCTTCTTTTATACCATAAGTCAAGTTTTTTCTGCTCTGTATTTGCTTCTATATCTTCAAGCTCGGTATTGTATTGCTTTTCTAATTCAGCAATCTTTTTTAGATGCTCTTGGTATTTATCATATTCTTCAAGCAAAGATTGCGCATAACCATATAAATAATCCTCGTTTACTTTCTCTTTTTCTTTTACCTCTTTTTTGTAAGTCTTAACTCGTTCTTTTGAATTTTTAGTTTCGGTTTTAGTTACGGTATTTGAGCCTGCCTCAAATCTTTTGTTTGCCTCCTTAAATTCCTCAACCGCTGAGTTCCAGCTCCCAGTCAATTGTGTATAACCTTCTTTTAGCGCATCAAAATCAAGCGTAAAAATTCCTTTTAAAATTTTGCCTGCTCCCATACCTACGTTTTTAACTAAAGTAAACAACGCAAATAATCCAGAATAAAAGCCACCAATTCCTTTTGTTATATATGGCAATGCTCTTAGAGCTAAATCAATAAAAGCATCAAGCAATGGCTCAAATACTTTAAAGATACCACCTAGAATTTTCTCTAATCCAATGAACAAAGGCTCTAGCTTTTTCATTGCAGTTTCGGATTCACTAAACGCAGCTACTAATCCACCTACTGCGGCAACCACTAAGCCGATTCCAGTTGCTTTTAAAGCAGAGCCGAACGATTGCGTTGCAACTTTAGCTTTATTTAATCCTGCACCAAGCATACCAATCGGCCCACCTGCTGATTCAAGTGAGTCAATCCAATCGCTAGAAACATTTTTTGCAGATTTAATTTTGTCCTCTAAGTCATCAATCTGATTAAATAGATTCTTAAATTCCTCTGTTCCTACTGCCGTGTTTTTTAACTCACGTTTTAAGGCTTTTAGTTGAGCGATAGATCCTTCAATGTTGTTATTAACATTAATATCTACTTCGATATCCTTTGCCATTTGTAATTGCGTTTAATTTGTTTCCATCCTTTTTTTATTGTCGTTGGCAATTCGTGCTTACCTTTGGCAATTTCTATCGTTTCACTCCTTCCGTAATGGTCGAACGTGTTTAACATTTCTATTATTTGCTTTATCATATCGTTCTAAAGTCTGTTAGTAATTCAAAACTTACCTCTCCACTTGTTAAATCGGTTGTGAACTGGTTAATTATGTAACGTTTATCTCTGATAATTACTCTATCGTTTACTTTTAAATTAGTCAAAAGGCTAATCGGTAGCATACCTTTTAACTTTACAATCCTGCTTTTTATTCCAAAAATGTTATTAAGATAATTAGCGTAATAATTATTAAACAACGATTGATTTTCTATTGCCCCAGTATAGGTTGATTGCTCTGCTCCAAAATTTAGCGTGTAATCTACTGAGCTGATTAGTGTGTCTTGCCCAAATATGTTTGCACTTGTATAGTCATCCGTTCCAGTTCCATCATTAAAATGGAAGGTTGATACGGTTTGCAATGCCCCATAGTTGTACAAAATAACTGGCTTTGGAATATAGGGTATATAGCTAGGCTTTAAAGCATAAGCTACTTGCAAATTAGTGCCGGTAAATTTGTTATGTAGAATAGTTTCAAATGGTAGCTCAACCGTGTATTCTTCGCCATCGTTATCAAGCTCATAATATAAATCTCCGTATGGCACTTTTGAACGTGACATAAAATTTTCATTTAACCACGATTCTGCCTTTTGGTATTTAAAGTTTACTTTCTTGTAAGATTTGCTTCGCTCTAGCTCAAGAGAATCGTTAATAATATACTGAGTTAAATCTCTGCTTGTTCCACTTGCATACCATCCCTCTAGTTGTTCAATTTTGTAAACTCCTGCCGTATCTGAATAGCAAGTCAAATTGAACATTTTTAGAATACCGCTAAAAAATTCTTCGATTGTCATCTCTGGCATATACTGAGCCAAGTCTAATGTCGTTGTCGTAGTCTGCGTTGTGGATTGCGTTACCGTTAAATCAGTTAATTTAGTGTAACTGCCTCCGCTTAATACTCCAGTTTCATAGTAATAAACCGATGTAAATGATATCGCTGCGGTTGAGGCAATGTAAAACGTGTAAGCTCCTGATTCTTCAAGAGGCACTTCTAAATACATTGCACTTGTTTGAGTCAAATAGCTTTGCGTATTAACTACAACCCCATCACGGTAAACGTAGAAATAAAATAATTGAGCATCCTGCCCTACGCTTGGAACGCTAAACGTGATTGTGATATTAGACTGGCTTTGGTATTCTGGCGCAGTAGGCTTTACATAATTAAGCGTGTCACTAAATACGTTAAATATGCCTTGCGTTCCAGTTGTTGAAGTGCTTGTCTGAAAGTTTAGTTTATTAGCAACCGTTTTCAAAGCAAATGTTTCGCTATTCTTTAGCCATAAGTATGCACGAGTAAATCGCAAATCACTTAAAAAAGTGCCTTCAAATGTGACACCTAAACTAGATGCAATCGCATCAAATACTTTGCTAACACGAATCGCAGGGAATAAATCGGTGTGATAAATCGGATGCCCATTTTTGCTAATATCCCAGTTTGTTCTAGAAGTGCCGTTTGTGCCGTATTGCCAAACGTTATTAGATGAAATTAAAGGAAACATAACATCCAAGTCACTCAAAGCAGTCACACGATTCTTTACAACCGTGCCAGTATAGCTAAAATTATATGAGCTTAGATTTAGATCCCTTAAAAACTTACCTCCAAATGTATCTTTTAGTGAAACTAAAGCACCGAAAAACGTGATTTGATAATTGTCAATCACTCCGTTTTTATAGGTTGCTTTCTCTAGCTGAATTTTTCCCTTACGAAATGGAGTGTAGTCTAGTTCAATATAAGCATTCTTTCGTGTTCTAGCGTCGAATCCATTCGTAATTGAGTTCTCATACCAATGCCTAAAAATTCGGTTGTTATACGGAGTTGCAGGTACGGTAAACGATTGCGAAAAATCCGTGAATACTTTACTAATATCATTCACGTTTTGAATGTTACTTGTAACGCTTATCTTTTCATCGTTAAATAATTCGACACGTTGAGGCTCTTGCGTGTAGTCATCGTAAATATATAATAATACACTAATCATTAGACTACATCGTTTATAAGGTTAAAGCCGTAGCTAAATTCAAGCTCGTAATTTATGTTTCTATCTCTAAGCGATGTCTTTAATTCGGTAGCCGTTGTGGCAATTTCAACTGGCACGTTATCTAATAAAATTGTTTCTGCTAAAAGCAAATCTTGGATTAGCTCATTGTAGTTTTCAGGCAACCACCCAGTATTTAATTTAACGTTTTGCCCTCCGTTGATATTAAAGCTTTTAGTCTGTGCTCTTGAAGCGTTGTAATTAACTGCATCAGGCAATAGCTTAAACGTTGTACCCATTGTTTGAATGGTATTCGTTCTAGCTTTAAAGAAAGTAAGAAATTGCCAGCCTCCGTATCGGTTAATAAATTGACATTGAACTGGAGTGTACTTTGTTTCGCATATTGGTATCACTCGAATCGTTGTCGTTGAGTCTGTGTATTCTCCAGTTGGCTTCCATATAATCGAGCAAGTATTGCCATCATTAAATTTAACGCTTGTTGTTCTTAATGGAATCTTGTAAAGCTTTGCGCCATCTCTTGCGATTGTAACAATAACCTCGTTACGGCCACGCAAATCTTTGTAGGATACGGTAAGCGTTGCAGGGCTTGCGTTGTTAGCCCACACGTTAATGTATGGATATTTAGATTCAGCAATCCCTTCTTCGTAGTAGTATTCTAAAGTTGTATTTGCAAGAGGTAGGATTGTGCTTGTAGATCCCGTTTGGTTGTAGCCTCCTGAGTAATTTGTATAGCCTCCAGTTGAATAATAAGTTGTCGTGTCTAGCTCTGTGTATGTGCCTAGCGTTGCCTCCTTAAATCGCTTGACCTCTACGATTGCCATCATCGAGTTTGTGTTGTCAGCTGGTCTAATAGCATCCACATATTCTTTGATGTAAGGCGCTATATTATAAACGTTTTTTCTATTCGATGTCGAAGCGATAGATTTAGTAAATATGTATGTCGCAGTTGATGGCCGTGAGCTTGGATTGTTCCAAATTCTTAACTCAATTTTTGAGCCTAATTGTGCGCTTTCATTTACCTCAATAAAATAAGGGCTTCTTGAATATATTATCATTTTCCTTGTAAGTTAATATCTACTATTCTATCGACATCGATTGCTACTTGAGTAGGCATTTGCTCTTGAATATACTTTTTAAATCCTGCCTCGTATGGCTTAGTAAAAAACAAAGTTGGCTTTATGCCTTGCGCATAGATTCGATTAGCTATAATGAATCCAAGCGTTTTGTAGCTCCCTTTTTTAAACTGCCCTTTCTCATCTCGTAGCCTTATGCCTCGCTTCTTTGCCCATTCTCCCAACGGCCCAGCAGGCGGACGCTTGTTAGTAAACATAAAGCGTGAGTTTGGGGCTTTCTGCTTTCCGTTTTTAACCATTGAAGGAAACGCACCCTTCACACCTTCATCTAAAAATTGACCGTAGTTTTCCATTCTGAATCCTACAATCGCATAATTGTTTTCTGTTACTACTTCGCCCTTGATGCTATTATAAAGAGTCTTGGAAACGTTATTGCGCCCCTTAGACAGATTCGCTCTAGCTTGCTGAATAACATAGTTCTTATATTTCTCAAGAAGCTTGTAGCTATTCTTTAGCATATTGTCATATCGTTCGGTACAATCACATCAAATGTAAGTGTCCAGCCTGCAATCTTATTTTCAAAGCGATCCGTGAAAGGCTCTGCGGTTGGCTCGCTTGTTATCATTACTTGGCTAGAATACAAAGAGCCACGCACTAAATCAGCTGAGAGCTTTTGCGCTAAAGCAAGCGTTGAGTTTAAAACATCTTGCTCGTTATCGTTGCCGTTCCAAATATCTGTTATCTCTTCCTTTGAATCGTTTACTAAATCCATAAAAAGGATAGACACGTTCATTGACATTGTGACCTCGCCTAGCGTTGCGGTGTTTACAATCAAATGATTTAAAGGAAATATGGTTTGCTTAGTTAAATCAACTGCAAAAATATCGCCAATCGTAACGGTGTTCACGAACGGTGTTGCCTTTAAGTAATTCTTTAATGTATTTACAACGTAGAAATATCCGTTCATCGAATTGTTTTTTTAAGTAATTTATTTTCTAAATCTATTTTCTGCTTTTCAAATGTCAAAAACGTTAGACATTGATTAAGCGGAAGTCTGGAGATTTCATCAAATCGTCGGACATCCCCTTGAGCCAATGCGTAAATTGATGAATACCAGCCCCACCGTTTTCCGAATTGTGCTTGTTCAGAATAGTCTGAATCTGCGGATTCTCCTCCAAATAGGTCAGTGTACTTTTCAACAACTCGTTGCCTAAATGATAAAAAAAAACCCTTGAGGCAAGCACAACATCAAGAGGTGCATCAAGCATTTTCTCAGCGTAAAAATTAGATCCCTCGTAGGATTCAATTGTATACTTATCTTTTAGCTTCATTGTTATCGGCCGATACATTACCGCCATAGAGCGATGCAAATCTTTCCAGTCTGTAATGTAGTTATCTAAATCCTGATAATCTGCAAACTTCATTCGGTCAAGACTTTGGTTTCTCTATCGATCCGACTACGTTGGTCGAAGTAGCCATTGATAAAAGCAAGCGAAAGATTTATGTCAAAGAGCATTTATACAAGCCAAAGCTAACAACCTCAGAGATTGCAGTTATAAATAAGCAAGTTTGCGGAGGCTCGTTAATTGTAGCCGATAGCGCAGAGCCTAGACTAATTGCAGAGCTATCTAGTCAGCGTTGCAATATCGTAGCAACTGAGAAAGGAGCAGGAAGCATAACCGCAGGGCTGGCATTGATGCAAGATTTTGAAATAGTTTTAGAACATAACTCACAAAACATTGCAAAGGAACTCAACAATTACATCTACTCAGATAAAAAGTCTGGATTGG